ATAAATGTGTTGCTTTTGATTCTAAAAAACCAGCGACAGATAAATTTCTACCTTGTGTAACCAAAGATGATTTTATTAAATGAAAAGATACTTTTAATTTTTCTTTAAAACATTCTTGTTGAAATTCTATTAAAGCTTGCGTGTAATGTATTGATACTTCACTGTGTACAGGGGTTGCAACAAATATCTCAAATTTTTTGTATTGTTCTGTTTTTTCTTTCCATAATGGTTCAATAGCCTTTTCATAATCTGATTGAACTTCAATATTTACTTCATGCAGTGTTTGGTATGTATCTTCATTTATATACTTATTGTTTGACACGTAAGGCTCCTTTCAAAAAATTTTCCCATTCCATTGCTTTTTTATCCCAACTGTAAAAATTTTTGTAGTATTTTTGCTGTTCTTCTAAATGATTTTGTATTGTATCTGTATGTAGATATCCTGCACAAACGTCTATTGCGCCTGCAATACTAACAGCTAATAATTCTAAATTTTTTGTGTAGTTAACATACACAGGCCATTCTGCACAAGTTTCTGGTAATGCTCCAAAGTTTGTAGTTATTACATGCAAACCAGATGCCATAGCTTCTAAAGCTGAAGCACAAAATGTTTCTTCAAAAATAGATGGGTATACAAATAGATCATAGTCTGTCATGTGTTCTAATATATATTCATTAGGTTTGTATCCTATATAATTAACATTAGGTAACTTCTTTGCTTGATCGAACAAAGCTCCTGTATCTTTATTGGCTTTTTCAGCAAAATCACTTCCGTATATTTGATTAGAACTATATACATCTAAAGTAACATTTTTACTTTGTACATACTGCATTGCTAATAACAAGACATTTAAACCTCTCCATGGTGTACAGTGATGTATAATCTTTATGGGTTCACCCTGTTTGTATATCTTTCTTTTTGGAAAATGATCAACACCATTTTTTATGACCATACATTTGTCTTCTGGTAATTGAAAAAAATACCTAAACTTTTCAAAGTTCCAGTGTGAATTAAAAATGTACCAATCATACTCATCATGTCTTTTTTTATTTCTAAAAAAGTTTTGCAAGTTTGGTTGATCCCAAGAATTTTTTTGCCAAAGTATATTAACTTTACTGGGATCCAGTGGCACTTTTCCTGGAATAGATGTGCATATTTGAAATTTATCTAATAAATCTTTAGATACGTATTTCTCCAACAACTCATGTTGAAGTTCAGTTGCGCCTCTTGGCTCCATTAATCCTTCGTTTCTACACCCATGGAAACTTTTGTAACCTTTATTTCGAGGTCTTGTCTAAAATCATCTTCAGTAGTATCAGTATTGGGATCAGCAACATCAGCATCAAAATCAGCTTTGCTATCATATACTTTTAATGTCCTTTTATGTTTGATAATTTCTTTAGCTTCTGCAGGTATTTTTATAACTTTATCTGTCATTGTGGTCTGCCTTGTCTGTTGTAAGGTTTATAATCTCTTTTCTCGCTTTTTGAAAGACTTTTTTTGTGTCTTCGAGGCCGTTTCTTTGGCTTAGCCCTAGGTACAAAATGGGTAAATTTTTGTCTAGCCATTTTCTTGTGATCTATCTATCTGTGCATAACTTATGGCACCTTGTATCTTATTACTACCAGTTGCTGCTTGAATTTTAATTGAATCTCCAGCTTCTAAATTTATTCCTTGAGGTGACGCATTAATTTGTGTTTTCGCTGCAACGTCATCTCTAAAAAATTCATATTCAGTGTTTGAGTCAGATGAATCAACTATACTTGCATTTACTAGTATACCTGAAGAAGCATCATTGTTTGAGCAATAAACACTTTTTACAATTAACGTTGCATCTGCAGGACAAGTCAATACTGTGTTTAAGTTTGTATCAGCTTGTTTGAATCCTTGATTTTTATATCTTATTGTCATGATAGAAAGTAATTAAACGCATCTTGTTCATTTTTCAAGTCTGTTTGATAAGATGTATTCAATTGATTCTCCACTGTTGCTATTGCTTGGTTAATTTGTCTAAAACCTTCTTCAGTATATTCTTTTGGTGGTTCAGGTACGTATACGTTTATCTTTGCCATAATTATTTACTATGTAATCCTCCTGCACCCCCACTCTGTTGTGGTCCAGTATAAGTGTTACGAGATTGTGTTGGTGCTGATGTTATTTGACCTCTGTTTCTATCTTGTGATGTATCGTAACCACCAGCAGCTTGTTTTCTATCTATCCTTCCTTGAATTTCATTTACCTCTCTTTGATTCATTCTTCTTGCTGTCTCTCTACCCTCAAGTCCACCATATTTTCTCATATCTAAATAATCTGCTAATGATGTTGCTTGTGCAAAATCTGTTCCCTGTATTAATGGATTTATACTTCCTAAACCTTGTAACAACATTCCTCCTGGAGTAACCATCGCTAAATTTTGCATTAAACCTTTAATACCTTTATTTTGTTTTTTCTGTTGTAAATTCATCTGTAAATTATTTTTCTTTTGCTCTAAATTATTTGGAGTTTCATACATAAGTTCAATAGAGTTCGGATTATTTAATTCATTATATATAGGTGCAATTCCTTGTTGTACATTTGTTGGTCCAATATTTGTCATTAAAGGTTCATTTACAGGGCGGTACATTGAAGCAAATTCTTCAAAGCTGTATTTATTATGAAAATTTGGATTATCTAAATACAATTGTAAAATTTGCTCTTGATCCATTATCTTCTCCCATCCACGTTAACATCAGCTCTAAATGTTCCGAATCTCCAAGTTTCATCAACAGCTGTGTTTTCTATCTTAATATTTGCCAAACGTCCTCTTGCTCTTGTGTCTATTTTTTGTGTAGTAGAGCTTACAGTAAAAGGACCAAGTTGTGAAGACACGTTAGTATCAATAGGAAAATCTTTTAAACCTATTGTTATTTTTGCATTACCTTGAAGATTTTTAAAATCTGGTAAAAACCTGCTTATTCTCATTAAATATTCTCCATCTCCATCTTGTGGTATATCAAAGTCACCAGAAAGAATAAATGCTGCAATTGCTGTTTCAGTGCCATTTAAATCTATAATATTTGTACCAGTTTCTTGTGCAAAATATTTTGTAGATCCAAATGTATTTGTTGCACCACTTAAATTTGTAAAGTTAGGTGTTCCTGTAGAATCATATTCTGTTGCATATGGTAAAGCATATGTAGATGCATCATGATAAGTGCTTCTAGCTAATGTCATAGTAGACCAAGTATTTTCAACATAATTGTAAACAACGCTTCTATTATTTTGAACAGCAGGGTTTGCTAATGGTTTTCCTGATGGATAGAACCAAACTATTTCATTAAATAAAGAATTGTGAGAAGCATATATAATTTCGTTAGATGAATAATTTATTCCAACATTATCGCCTGTGGTTGTAAAAACAAAATCTTCGACAAAAGATGGAAGTAATTTTACTGTACCATCATATTTAAAAAAACCACCACCGGTTCCCATCCAAAATACCTGACCATCTGCATATACCACAGCATGTTGTCCTATACATCCACAGTTAGAACCTACTTGTCTTATAGAAAATGTGAATGGTGGACCTACAAACTGCATAACATAAGCAGCTGTATCAGTTAAAATTAAGTTATAGTCTTTACCAGAAACTGCAGCTACAATTTTGTTTCCGGTGTCCAATCTAAATGTTCCTGCAGTATTTGTTGAGGTTGGTGCATATACACTATAGTTTTCTTGATCACTAAATCTAATAAACATTGGATCTTGAGTAGTCGAATCACCAATAGTAGTTTCTGTTCCAAAATGAACAACATGTCTATCTCTATCAGATACAATTGTTAATCTTGATGATGTTGGTGCATTGGCCATTACTACTGCTCTGTTATCAAGAGGGTTTGCTGCTCCTGCATCCCATACAAAAGTTTTACCATCTTTAACTGTAGCAATTAATTGTTGTCCAAAATTATCTAGGGACCATGACCCAGGATCTAAAATAACTTGTGTTGATGTACTGCCCTGACCCCAAGCTACTGTTCCCCACGTACTTGTTCCCCAACCAAAACCATATGTTTGTATTGTTGGTCCTATTTCTTCGTAGGGATTAATACTCGCAGATCCTGTTCCAGACATAGGAGTTCCAGTTTCTGTAGTTTGCATTGTAATAGTAAATGAGTTAGTTGCAGTTGTTAATATTTCAAAAGTAAAACTTGTAAAATCGGTATCAACAAATGAAGATGAACCAGGAATTGTAACAGCTGTAAATGTAATGTATTCACCCACAGTAAGTGCATGTGAACTTTTATTAACTGTGACAGTGCTTGAACTCGAAGTAGATGTGAATGTAGCTCCTGTGATTGCAGTTTTTAAAGGAGTGATGTCGTAAAAAGCATCTTCGTAATAAATATATAAAGCTTTAGATGTACCTAGGGCAGCATATTTTCTTCCCTCTAAATCATTCCAACAATGTTGTGCTCTTGCAGGACCTGAAATTGTTTTTTGACCAATAGCTTGAAACCCACCAATTTTTTCAGGTTGTCCGTATCTAAATCTTACAAAATCACTATCTATCCATTGACCCTCTGCTCCAGAAGGAGTGTCGGATTTATTTAAACCTGGTCTTATTTGAACATTCGTTAATGGCATACGGTATTTTACACCATTTTAAAGCTTCTTCCAAGTCGCAGGAGAAGGTATATTGTGTTCAGATTTTATACCCTCTTTCATTGTTATCATGATATCTCCAGATATAGATATACGCGGTGTATCAATTGGATTTTTTCCTGTTTCATGAAATATCATAGATGGGAAAACAACTATATTTCCTGATTCTGCAGGATACTCAGCTTTAGCGTAGTTTGTTTCATCCCACTTAGAAAAATATGGATCTCTTCTAGGTATACTTAAGCCAACCTTGTGTGCTTCATCATCTAATAAAAATAGATTTCCTTGATTATGTGCTTGTACATAATACACAAAAGAATAGTGACTACTCATATGTCTATGATATGAAATAAATTGATCTTTTGTAGAATAGGTAGCCCAAGACTTTGTAATGTAAAATTCTAATAAATCTATATTGTAATTTTGTAAAAGCATTGCTCCTCTAATGCTTTGTTCTATTTCATCGTATAGCTTTTTAAAACGTGAATCTAAATGTAAATTATCATCAATTGATTGTAAGTCTTTTGCTTTTATGTCCGTTGTCCGTGAATATTGTGAGTTGGTTGGTGTTATATTTTTTGATATAATAGGTATTAATTTTTTATTTATTTTTTCAAAGTTTTTTATTTTACTTATATAAACAGGATAACCAAACCATTTAGATATGTTTGCCATTAAGGCAATATACTAGTTTACTTTTAAAAATCTATATCTTATTTCACCATTTCCACCTGCAGCACCATTTGTAGAGCCTGCATTTACTTGTGCAGCTCCTCCGCCACCTCCAGATCCTCTAGTTCCAGCAGAGCCATTTGTTCCTGCACCTGATGAAGAACCTCCGGATCCTCCAGAAATATTTCCATCATAAGATGCAGCACCATTAGATCCACCTATTCTACAGTTATCTCCTCCACAGTTTCCATTATTTGATCCAACTGCTCCATTACCAGATGAGTTAAAAGTACCGTCTGGTCCTGATGTGTTTGTAGTAACTGCTTTTTGAGTTCCGTCTGTATCTCTAAAATTTCCTGAAGTTATTGCCGTACCACTAATTGTTGCGCTACCCGCAGTTCCTGCAGTGTTGGTTCTAAGTGGTCCTTGAACACCTCCTCCTGTACCACTTGATCCTCCTCCACCTGTTAGTGAAAATAAAGATCCTGCAGTTGAACCAGACAAAGTAGTGGTTCCTCCATTTCCTGCACTGATGTTAAATGAACTACCGCTGTTACCTGCAGTGCCCGCTGAACCTATTGCATAAGTCATAGTTTCGCCTCCAGTAACAGAAAATATTTTATCAGAAATAAAAGCACCAGATCCTCCTCCAGCTCCAGAAGATTCACCACCTGCTTTATCATAATCAGCTCCTCTTACTGCGCCACCACCTGCTCCAACTGCAGCTTGTATATGAATTGCATTTGCTTGTGCAGGTACACTAAAAGTTCCTGATCCAGAAGATAATGTTTGTATTGATGTTGCTTCAAAAGCACTAAAAACTAATTTCCATACTCCAGAAACTTTTCCATAAACTTCATCTACTTCTTCCCACGTTCCAGATACTTTTGCATATACTTGATCTGCCTCTTGGAAAGTTCCTGAAACTTTACCATAAGTATTAGCCATTTAATCTCCTATGAATATTTAAACCAAATGTCGCCATCATTACCACCTGATGGAG